AGAACCCACACGCCATCATCAGCGATGGCCTGAACCCGCCCAGCCACCGGACGGGCGTTACTGTTGCTGGTCTTTGCGACAGTCTGGCTGTCAACCACGTAGCAGTCGTGCCCGACCTGAGCCTGCGTCACTGCATCGGCAGCTGAATTGGCAAACAGCCAGGCACGACCGCGACGCACGATAGCGTCAGCATCCCCATTCGCGCCGGTACTGTTGTCTATCCATCCGTCACTCACGCCCAGCGTGACCTGTGCGGCTGTTGCCGTGGCCGGAACGGCATAACCGGCGGCATTCGCTGCGATGATATGGCCGCCAAAAATCTCAGTGGTTGCCGCCACGGGAACGGCAAACAGCTCGCCGTCGCGGTGCGGTGTGTTGCGATCACTCATTGCGGTTCTCCTTGATGAACTGGGCAACGTCGGCAGGGTCAACGCCCATCAGCGAGCAAATCGCCGGGTCGATAACCTCGTCGTCCTGTGCCATGGGTTCTTTCTTCGGCGCGCCAGCAGGTGGCTGGCCGCCGGTTTGGGTGGTGGTCAGTGCGGCGATTTTGGGCGCTCTCTCAAGAAAGGTTTTCAGGCTATCCGGGGAGGATTGCGCCAGGGATTCCGCCCAGGATTTTTGCGCCGGAAGCAGACGGCCATCAGACAGCGCAGCGGTAATCAGCTCCGTGCATTGCTTCTGAGCCAGCGCGGCGACGTTGTTGTTTGCTGTTGCAAGCGCCTCAGCAACTGACTGCTGCATCACTTCAACAGATACCCAACGCGCCGGGTCAGGATTGGTGACCTGCGCGGTCAATGCTGCGACAGATGCCGCATCGGCAGTGAGTTTTTCAATCAGGCTGAGCGGGGTGGCAGACAGCGCGGCAAATGACGCTGCCGCTGTACCTGCCGGGCTGGCAGTGATCTGGTCAATCAGTTTGTTTAGCTCTGCAATGATGTCGTCAGCTGTTGCCGAAATCGGCAAATTCAGCATCCAACGCAGGCGCTCCAATAGCTCGTCCATAGAGTCCTCGTTTGTTGTTGTTGCAGCCATTAACAACGAGGTGGCAGCCAAAATGACGGCCTCCATGTCATCAAGGGCCGGTGTGTTAGTCAGTGCGGCGTGCAGCAGTTGCCGCACACGACCTGACTTGTCATAGGAAAAAACAGGGGATATATAGCGGTATTCATCAGCATCAATCATGGCTGCTGCGGTTTTCGTCCACTGCACATCGACAGCAAACAATCCCTCACCATCACGCCATTCAAGCGCGTGGAACCACGCAGCAGCCGGGGCAGGCTGACCGTTTTTTGCTGCATTCAGAGTTTGATGCTCATAGTCCAGCACAAACGGCGTTTTGGATGCCGCTGCCGCTGCGATCAACACCTGGGCAATTTCGGCGTTCATTAGCCAGCAATCGCATTCAGCCGGGCGACCATCACGGGCGCGGAACTCGCCAGCGGGGAACAACTGAATAGTGCCCAACGAGGCTTTATTGATTTCTACCGCCAGGGCGGCAATGAGCGGTTTCTTTTTCATGCTGAGAAGGTAAGTCAGCCTGAAAACAGAAATAATGTGATGGGGTTCAGTGGGTGATAATGCGGGGTGGGGTCGTTAATGCGGTCATGATAACGGATGCAACCGTTTTTAAAACCCGTTTAAAAACGATTTTACGCCGCTGTAGCACTCGCGATGCTGTGATGGTGTGGATTCAACGCGATAACAGCGCACAGACGCATTCAGCGCTATGCATCAATGACACGTTGCAAATAGGTTTGCGCTGTCGTTTCCATCCCGTCCACATCTGGCTCTGTGAGGTGCAGGAACGGCCGCGCCGTTATCTTAATTTTGTATTCACCGATGGTGTTCCACTGCGAAAAATTGGATTTGGATTTTTTGACAAACCGATTACCGACGCTGCCGTCTTTGTGCTGCTTGTAGTAGGCCTGCTGGCTGCGAGCGGGTATGTTGATGGTGCCGCCTTCCTGGTGAATTCGCGCATAGACAACGTTTGTGCCGACCGTCGCGGTGTCATTGTCTGAATATTCGTTGATGCTTGTAGCCAGGCGGCCGGATTTTTGCAAAATCTTTCCGCCCCGGCGTTTTGCCCAGTATGCATTGCTTTTCCAGCCGGCCCATGCCGGACGGCCCTCCTGAGCAAAATTTTCCTCGACAGCATCGTGCATCGCCGCCGCCAGCTCACGCATCAACGGCTCGCGGTGTTCCATGCGCTGTATCAGCTCGCCAAGACCTTTTTCAAAATCGGTAATGTTGTATTTGATCTCGTAACTGTTGCTCATGATTATCCTGATGTATAATTAATCAGCGGCGAGTGAGTAGTTGTTTCCAATGGGTAACGGTTGCTGCTACGGCCATGACCGTCAGAGCATGATCCGGTTCGAGTCCGGCGCTATTCATCCCGCCGCTAATCCAGACTTCCCCACAGCAACTCGTTAACCCCTTTATTCTTCAGTGATTCATCATTCGCCAGCATTTTGCCTGTTCGTATCAGATTCGTTTTTATCCGCTCTTTCTTTCCGCCGCCTGGCGGGCGGGCTTTGAGTTCGCGATCAATAAACACCACCAGTTTTCCTGCGGCATCTGGCAGCTCCAGCACATAGGTCAACGCCGCATCGGTCTTCTGCGTGTTATACAAGATCGCCTTCGGTGACTGCATAAACTCCGGCAAACGCCGCCAAAGCTCGGCAGGCAACTGCGCCTCTTTGCTATCACGAACCGCGTGCAACAAGTTCTCGTCTGTCAGCGTAATAACTGCTGACTCAACCGCCGCGCCTTTCTCTGCCAGCCTGTCGATGACGGCTGACGGCAGCGCGCCGACATGCCGCAACTGGCCGCGAGACTGTTTGTTAAGCAGTGTGTTACTCACGAACTCGCTAACGTCGTTTGAAACCGCCGTTAACAGCGGTTTATTGCTCAGTGTCTCTTGTACCGCAAGGGCTGCAAGGTGGGGATCAGCGGTCGCTGAACGCTCAAGCAAGCGCTGACCTAGGGCAGCAAGATAACCTTGTCCGGGGTTGTGACCAAACCCCGCATCAGGCGTGTACAGCTCACCATTCCAACGGATGGCCGGGACTTTTCTGGAGTCATTCGGCCCCCAGGCCTGTTCAACTTCGACAATCTCACTGTGCTGAATAGTGATGTTGCGTGTATCAACATCCGACTGAGACAGCGCACGAACGCGGCAACGGCAATGATAGCCGTCTGGCGGGTACATAAACCGCCAAACCGGATCATCGGCCCGCGCCGTGTAGCCATTAAGCGCCGCATGTTTTGGGCGCGTATGCGTATCCATGACAGCCACGCGCTGAAAATACGGGCGAAACGCGACGTTCGCCATCTGCTCTTCATAGCGCCCGGCGTGATAGGCGGCTTGCATGTTGGTTTCAAAAATGGTCTTGAGGCGTCGCGGCGTCAGCTTCTTGCCTTCCAGCACCCCATCTTCGTCCGCTTTGAGTCCACGCCCGAGCCATCCCTTTTGCTCCAGAACAGGGGTTAAGCGACGCCGGAACTGCTCGAGCGTCTCCCCATTCGTTAATGCCTGATTTAATCCACCCCGGATGTCCTCAAGCACATCTTGTTTCAGGATACCGGCGACGGTGAACGCGGTAGCGTGTGTGCGCGCTTCGACATCATGCCAGTTGAAACCGATGGCGTAGCCTTTCGATTCAAAATAACGGATCGCTTTCTCGGGTTTCAGACCGATGGCGTAGGCGAGATCGACACTATTTGTCTGCATTCAAATGCCCCCAGACGTCGGCAACAAACAGCGCCTGAGCTAACAGTTGTTGCAACTGGGCGTCATCAAGCGCTGGATAGCTCGCCGCGATAATGTCGAGCGCGTCATCCGGGGTTTTCCCGTTTTGCAGCGCTGCAACCAGCGGCGCTATCAGCGCCTGCATTGCGTCGTTAATCGCTTCCGGCGTAGAGCGGGCGTTATCGAGCGCTATCTGTACCGGGTCGCTGATATCATCCACGGCCGCTGTGCTAAGTGCGGCGAATGACCGGTACGGCGACGGGCGAGACGATAGCGCTGTAGTCGGAGTGGGCGTAGCGGGCATCAGCGTGGGTTCACCATCTTTCGGCACAGGGATACCGACTTTTTGATGTATCCAACTGAGAGGGATGGTTTCCATACCGGCATCGACCAGGGTTTTAATGCCCGCAGAGAACGTACTGATATCTGCAATGTCGCGGGTATCAAACACAAATCGGGGCTGACGCCGCCGCGAAACGGCATAGCCATTGATCGCCAGCAGCATCGATATCACATTGCTAAAGAAGCCCTCTAACTGCCGGGCATCGGCCACCAGGATATCGTGTCGGACTTCGTTATGGACGTTGCCGAGTGCATTTGTTGCTGTTTTGCCGTCAGCCTGACTTGTCAGCGTGCCGCCAAGAATGACTTTCGACGCCGTGCGTTCGCACCAGTCAATCATTGACATGAACGGTTCGGCCTGACCGTTCGCGGCAGACTCAAACCTGATATTTGTACCCTCCGGGACAATACCGGCCGCATCATGACCGAGTGTAACCAGCGCATACAACAGCCGATTTTTCTCTTCTTCTGTTGCACTCGCCAGATACGTGCCGATTCGGGCGGGCAGGCCGTAGATTTCAAGGAATTCAGCGAAATCGCGCAGACTGAAATTCTTGAAAAGGTACGGCCAGACCAAAACCCGATACAGCCCCGCTTGCGCGATATAGCCAGACTTGGCGTTATGCGCATGGACAAGCCATCCGAACGGCCACAGTTCCGCGCCGTTCATTGTGCCGTCGGCCAGCCGCACGGTATCGTCAATTTCGGGATTAGTGCAAAACCAGCGGTGTGGGCGTAGCACGGTCTTAATGGGCAACCACACATTGCCTTCGTTATCCCACTTTTCTATCTCTTGCGCGGAGAATCCGTGGCCGATTGCGTCCGCCGCATTTAAGATCAAATCATGAATGTCCGGAATGCCGTGCATCCACTCTGTCACCATCGCTGCCAGGCTCTTTTCTGCCTCGCTTGCATTCACCGGCGGCTCAATACTCCAGTCCAGACCCAGCAGCGCGTTTTTGCGCTTCGCCATCTCGCTGAAGATATGGCCGTCTTTCTCGATCATGTCCTCAAACAGGTCAGCCTGCGCGGCGATATCACCACGCTCTGCTGCTTCAAGAATGCGCGGCAGGCGACGAATATCAAGCCCACGCGATGGATGCTCAGGCCAGTGCCGCTGTATCTGTGCCGTTCTCGCGGTCTGCGGGCCGTCCAGCACTTCTTTGTTAAACGGGCGACCGAACTGGTCAACAATTTGCGCCATTACCAACCTCCTGAACCAAAGCCATGCCCCACAACACCGGCGCGGTGAAAACCGGTGTCCCGGTCATCAGAATCCGGGGCGTTATTGCGAGGGACGGAAGTAAACGAAAATGCGGCGAACCCGGACACGGCCAGCGCCCACAGCATGTGCAGGGCGTCCGGGCCATCATCGTGGTCAGCCATCGGGAAGTGCCGTAACTGGTCAATCAACGTTGACTGGCTGGGGTGCAGGCGTATCAGCCCATTCGCTATGTGCGGCTGCAAGGACTCGATGCGCAGAATTTTGTCGCTGCTGGGCGTCACGCCACGCGCGGGAACCGGTATACCGGTAGCCGCACTGCGCTTTACAAGTTCCGTGCGTAAGAATTCCTGGAACTGCACAGCTTCAACAGACCAGCACAAACAGCGGTAGATGCGCTGCAATTCGATGATGTCCGAGATAATTTTGTCAGGAACGCGCTTACGGATTGCCGCTTCGACGACATCCAGGATGCCTGTATGGCGGTTAAACCCACCCACAAGCAGGGCGGACGGGTCACGCTTGCCACCAGCCCGGCCCAGGCTGGGGTCACATGCGCCAAGGAAGATCCACTCGTTAAGACGATTGACCCAGAACGTGATGCAATTAGCGAACGGCGCGTCTTCACCGCTCACCGGGTCATTCTGATATTCGGAATCAAATGTTGAGTGGCCGTCGCGGGCGCGGATCAGCATCAGGGCCAGAATAGGCCGGGCCGACCATGACACCACTGCGCCTTCGTCCATTTCGGCCTTATGCTGCTGATAGAACGCGTTCGCCAGCCACGGACCCTTATCGTCGTTATTGCGCAGGATTTCTTCCCATTCATCCCACAATGCCATATTGACCGGCCACTGGATGATCGCCTTGAATCGTGCCGTCTTCCACAGTGGATTTTTCAGCGTCCGGGACAGTACGGAATCGTAGTGCAGGATGGTACCGATGTAGATGACATCGAACTTCGCGCCCGCCCCGCCAAGCGGCAGGATGGTCTTTTTAAGCCAGTTATCCAGCTTGTCGCGCTGCTCAGGGCTGCGCACCTGTTCGTCGTTCTCGATATCATCCAGTACCACCAAATCGGGGCGGTACGGGCCGTGGCGCAGGCCACGCAGTTTTTTACCGCTGCCCGCGACCTGCACTTTGATATCGTTGCGCGTGACAATGGTTCCTGCCTGCCAGACGCGCCCGCCGCCCGCCACCTCGGGAAAATCCATTGCAATCCGGGGGTTATAAGCCAGTTCCGCCTTGATCGCCTCAAGCATCGGATACGCCTGGTCAATCGAGTCCATGACGATAACCAGGTAATGCTTGATCGCACAGACAATGCACCAGATGTTAAATAGCTGGCTGACCAGCGTTGATTTCGCTTCGCCGCGTGGCGCGGCGATGGCGTCATTCTCGCTGGTTGTGCTGGCGACAATCTCCGGCAGACGAGCGAACAGATACTTATGCAGTTCGCTCTTGTCTGCATGTCGCACATAGTGCGGGAAATAGTGTTCAACAAAATAGACGTAGCCGCCAACAGGGTCGAGAACGCGGGCACGCCGCTCGGCTATTGCTTCTGCCGACGGATCAAAGCCGACGCTTTCGGCTTCAATCGTGCGGCGCAGGCTGGCAGCCAGGTCTGCCAGCCCTTGTAGAAAGTCCTTCTTGCTGACGAGCTGATTACGCGCCATTTAATCCCCGCTTAACGCCGCGTTAATCTCGTTGATAATGCGCGCCTCAGCGGCATACGTCGATTCACCATATTCCGGCAAGAAATGGTGTTTTACGCCATCGGCCCAGATAAAAATGTCACCGTAACACCCGCGCTCGATACGTGTGATTTGACTCGCCATAACGGCGTTTTCACGGTTTATGCGGATCAATTTGTCAGCCATAACCCTCTCCACCCCTTGCAAAGCGACCCGGGAGGTCACTGATGAATCTGAGACAAGCGAATAACCTGCGCGGCCCCACCGAGGCTGCATATCACCTGCATTGCCAGCCACATCGCTTCCGGGAAACCCAATTGGTTTAACTCGTCTTCGGTGAACTCGTTGCGCAGCGCAGCAATAACGCGCTGACTCAATGCATTACGCTCTTTCACTGGCTCATAATGATTATCCATAGTGTTGCTCCATCTCTTTGCCAAACGGCTCCAGAATCTCAGCGAACGCTGCCAGGTGGTGCGGGTGTGACTCCGCGACAAACGCACTGAGACGCTGCAATACATCCAGCGCGACCGCAAGCTGACTGGTTTCCGGCAATATCTTCCGGCTTGCCGACGTCGCCTTGTTAAACGCATCCGCCAGGCTTGCCAGCAGCTCGACACGCTCACGCGGTGAGATATCTTCATCACCGTTGAGTGATTCCAGCGTTGTCTGATACTGCGTTACCAGCCCTGTCAGCACAGCGCGGCCGATATCCTCAAGACCACCGCCCGCAATGACATGTGCCGCCCGCAGCTTGTCCCAATCGTCGCCAGCGTCCTGCGCGTCTTTTTTCCAGCGCCGTGCTGTGCCGAACGCGACGCCAGACTGTGCCGCCGCGATTTCCAGCGACATCTGGCCGAAAATATAAGCCCGGCGCAGCTTGTCTTTGACTTCCTGCGGGTGCGCCATCAGAGTCCCAGTCTCGCTTTGATTAGCAGAATTGCCGTTGTAATCAGGCCACCTGCAACACCACCCGCCACACCACCGGCGATAGCACCGCGCCGAACGGCGGCGGACTCGATAGTGTCCATGCGATGCTCAATCCGGGTCAGTTGCGCAGAGATATCTGCAAGCCCGTCAATCGCCGGGGCCGGGATTTGCAGTGCATCCAGCCGTTTCGAGATATTGCTCAGAGCCGCCGAATCAGCAACCGTTACTGTTGCTACGCGACGCACGCGGCGCTTTTGTCGTGCCTTCATTTATCTGCCTTCCTGTCCAGTTTGTTATCAATCCGATCGATAGTGCTCTTCAAATCGCGCAACGTATCCATTACAGACTCGTGATCGCGCCGGGCGTCGTCACGGCGCTGATAGTCCGTTTTGATGCGTTCAACATCGGCACGGAGCGATTTCAGCGCATCGCTCAGTCCGCGAACGACCAGCCCAAATAGTGCTGATATCAGCGTCATCGCTACACCCAAAACCCATTCCGGGGTCATTTGTCCTTGCCCCCTTTGTAATAGGCGTTCAGTTTTTCCAGTTGCCCGCGCAAGATCAGGCACCATGCCCCATAGTCGGCAGCATGATTCAGGATCCCGGCCGGGGAGAGTCCGCCTCCGGTGCGGGCGGCATCGGTGGGATGTACAGCAGTTCCGGCGGAGGCGTCGGACATACCGACTGCGTCGTCGGTGTAGCCAAGACTGGCGCGGTAGAGCCGCAGGCTGTCACGGCCAATGCCGGTAAAAGCGTTAGAATCATTTTTAACTGCACGGTCGATCCCCTTTTTCAGTTTTTGCGTCGTTTTCGTCAGTTCCGTTTTCACGTCCAGCAGCTCAACGGCAAGTTCATCTGCCCGGACGCGCTGCGCAGTCGCGTCTGCCTGCGCCTGTTGCAGTGCAGCGACCTGACGCTCGGCGGCCTGACGTTTTTCCTGTTCGGCGGCCAGCACTTGTGCCGCCAGTTGTTCGTTTTTTAGGGTCAGTTGCTGGTTTTCATCGCGCTGCGATGCTACGCCCGCGTTGTACCCGACCTGATGCCCGGTGTTGTACCCAACACCGGCGGCAGCGACGATAAACACCAGAGGCAGCCAGGCAACGCGCAGGAACTGGAGAATGGCGGTATTCACTGTTGGCCTCCTGCATTCGCGTCTGTGGTTTGCGTGGTCTGGTCACGTTTGATTGCGTGATATTTAGAGGCTTGCGACTGCGTAACCCAGGCCGCGAGGTAGGCCATAAACAGCCACTCAGTTAGATTGCCGGTGTACGTGCAGAACAGCAGCACGCCGGTCGTCGCAAGAAACGCCACGAAAACAATGGTGTCAGACGTGGACAAGCGGCCGGATTTGGGGTTTGTGATCAAGTCGCTGAGTTTCATGCGGCCCCCAGCGCCCGGAGGGCTTGTTTATACAACGCCTGACGCTCGGTCAGCCCGGCCATACCTGCATTAATACGGCGCGTGATTTTCACGATGTCGCCAATATCCGCGAGCGAATTCAGCTTGTTTTCAGACCAGAACCACGCGGCGGACAGTGCTGCATATTGCGGGGATTCCAGCAGTTCCGGGGTAGTGATCAGGTCAACGCCCAGGGCGCGACCACAAGCCAGATAGTTATCAAGGCCGGTCAACTGGATAAGACCACGACCCCGGAATTTCCAGCCGTCATCCGGGGCTTTGTTACCCATGCGGTTGCCGTAGGCAAGATTAGCGATGGCTCGCTGACGCTCTGCGGGCAGGCTGCGCTCATCGGCATGACGGCCCAGCGCTTCACGCTGTCCGGCGGTTAGCTGAGAAAAAATAGCAAGGCCGGCTACCGAGTAATTGAACGACTCGACAATGCGAGTGAAACCACCAGATTCATGGCCCGTCTGAGCGACGTATGCCGCAATGCGGCGCGGGGTAGTGATATCGAAGTGCTGTAGCGCTGCGACGATGTGCGGATGCCATTTTTCGGCAATCTCGGCTTTAACACCGGCGGCGCGCTGGAACTGCTCTACTGTTAAAGACATGACACCAGCTTTGTTGTGTGTAAAAAGTGGTGTCAGTGTCTGATTGATGAGGGATGTTTATAACTGGATGGGGTTCAGTGGGTTACTCAACATCAATGATTTGCAGCTCGCCCGGCTCGCCTGTCTCCTTGTCAGCCATGTATTCACCTTTTGATTTTGCATCATTAATTAGTGGTAAATATTGATGCACAATACGCCAGACATCTTCATCCTGTTTGAAATTAAGTTTGCTGCATTCATACCGCTCATTCGTCGGGTCTGAACCGTCAACTTTACCTGGATTTGAAATGAGTAAAATTTTCCGCCATGCACAAGCCTTAACCATATCTTTAGGGATGTAATCCGCACCACCCGGCTTACCTCTCCCCATCCGATAGTTAAAAGCAAGATTTCGCTGGGTCTGATAACCATCCTTGATAGCTTCTGCAATAGCCGATTTTTCATTACCTTCCGGCTTGAAATTGGCTAAAGCAGAAGCGCTAAGAGTAATACATCCCAGGATAATTGCGTTTAGCGTTCCACGTTTCATAGTAATGAGATCCTTCTTAGAAAAGACTTTGCTGCTGATGTGTTACCGGGTTCTTGCTCT